GATGACAGCTTCAGAATATGAAGTTGATGCAGTCAAGTTTCGCAATGTAATCAAAGCAGAGCCAGCAGCCAAATACGAAACGTAAGTGGTGTAAGCCCCAGCAGTGGTACCAGTAGTGTTACTAGAAATACAAACAATGATTGTGTCATTGATGGAAATCGAGCTGTTGGTCAAAATGAACGATACGGCGGTGGCTCCTGCCAAAGCCGCGTTGTTCATTGTGATGCGGCCAGCGCTGGTATTCAGCGTCACGCCTGTGGACTTGCTGGTCAACTGTGTTACCGCACCTTGAGCTGCCGCGCTGTAACCAATTTCTTGGCTTGCGTAACAGGTAGTAAATTCGGGGTCGCTATATGCAACGCCGACAGCTTGTGTATTAGGCATGATTGTTTCCTTTAAAAACAGGGGCCAAAGCCCCCATTTAAATTACTTCAAGAAGGCCGAGTAGGCAGCGTCACCAGTCTTCACAAAACGGTATGTGTATGAACCGAAACGTGGAACGGTAACAGAACCGAAGATCGTGATACCAGTACCTGCTGTAACAGTAAGGGTAGACGATGCGCCGCTGTTGTTGTTGTTGCAAATTGTCAAGTCAAAAGCTGAACCAACTTTTGCGCTTGTGATGTTTGCATCGATCAACGCTGCTGTGGGCAGAGTCACGGTCAATGCGGCATCACTGCCTTTATTGCAAACAACCAAACCAACCGCCACTTGTGCTGCGGTCAACGTAGTGTCGCCGGTCAAAGTTGCGGGGATAGTTTGTACGAACAGTTGAGCTTCGAGCAAGTTGCCGTCGCCGATTTGATAACCGCCTGCGCCATTAGGTAGAGCCATGATAATTTCCTTTAAAAAATGTTACGAAGAAGGGGCCGAAGCCCCGTTCAATTTAGCCAAAGATACGGCAAGCCATTTGAGGACGGATAGTGTTGAAGCCATACAGAACGTCAATACGGCAAGGCATACGGTCGTTGTTGATGTCGTACTGACGAACAACACGCAAGCTGATACCGTTGTGCACAGCGCGAGCAGCCATGTCAACACCTTGAGGCAGCAACAAGTCAGCCGTAGCAAACGTGATGGCATCCTTGTGGTAGACCAAGTTCTGTGCGTAAGCAGTAGAAGCAGCGCCCACGAAGGTCACGGCTTTGCTGTTTTGCGGCAGAACGTCCACGGTAGCCAAGGCGCTGTTAGCCGAGTACATAGGCGCAACGGTCACAGTCCAAGTGCCAGACACGGCGGTGGCGTCAGCCAAAGCCACGAACTGGAACAACGAACCAGTGGTTTCACGGGTTTGTGGGTTCACAGAGAAGCAATCAGCAATCGTAAACACGTCACCAGCCTTGATGGTCGTAGTCACCGAGCCTTGAGTCAAGGTCAGGGTAGCAGAACCTTCAGAGGTCACAGCAGCGCCGGTGGTTGTGGAGGCCGTAGCACTGCGCGAACCAGTCGTGAACTGCTTGATGGACTGAGACATATTGATTTCTTCAAAGCCCAATACGCCAGTACCCATCATGCCGTTCTTGAACTGCTTGCTGATAGTGTCGGTGGGGTTGAACAAACCTTTCATGCCTTCAACCAAACCAGCGTTAGCGGCAGGGTTAACGGTAGCGTAGCGAGGCGACATAACAGCAGCGTTTTCGTTTAGTTTCTGCTGGGCTTGCAACAGAACCAAAGAAGTAGCTGGAGTTGTACCAGGCGTACCAACGGTGTTACCGATAGTCTTGAAGCAGTTAGCAACGTCAGCATCAATGCTGGAGGCCAACTGGCTGATACGAGGTTTCAACACACGCTCTGCAAAGTCGTCCAATTGCATGGTCAATTCAGCAGATGTGAAGTTAACACCAATGTGCTTTTGCGAAGCCACGGTCAAAGTGGTGAACTGTTCGTTGTCGTCTTGAACTTGCAGGGCAGCACCGTCAGTTACCAAAGCGCGGTCGGGCAAACGGATACGCAGTGTGGAGCCAATCTTGGCGCCTTCAACGGCGAAGCTGTCGTCGTACTGGCGGTTTACGTTACGGGTGAGTACCAGGTTGTTCTCGAGGATTTCGAGAGCCTTCCGAGTAATCATGTCAATGGTTAGGATTGAGTTAGACACAATAAATTCCTTTAAAAGTTAAAAATTAGCGGTTACGTTGCGATTCGTACTTCTTCATCTGTCTTGCACGTTCTGCTTCAATCCACTGGCTGGTCGTCATAGTCTTGATAGACCTTGGATCAGTAGTGTCATGCGAAGGCGAACCAACAGTTCGTGCATTAACGGGTGAAATCGGCGCTGGCGCAGACGTTGTTTTCTTCATTGGAGGTTCAGAAGCTAATTTAGCTTCAATCTTTCCAATTTCCTTTGCCTGCATATAAGGCGTCAGACGGGCGATACGATCTGCATCTTTGGGGTTTGAACCAAGATAGTAAGCTAACTCTGGCCCAATATCCGAAGACTGAATCGTTTCAGCCATCACGTTCGTAATGCTCAGTTTGGGGTTATACGCGACTTGTTCAAAGTCATCGTATTTATCCCGCGCTGCTTCTTCACGCTCCTGATAGCTTTCAAGAACTTGCGAATGGTGCTTTGCAGCTTCCCGCTTGGCAATCAATTCTTCTGCCTTCTGATATGCTAGTGCATCGGCATACGCTTCAGGTGATTCAAATTGGTCAACCGTTTGAGTTGCTGGAGCCCTCAACACCTGCGTTTCCGCAGTACGTTGCGCTTGATCTCTTTCCCACTTACGTTGCTCTCTTGCGAGGCGCTTTCCAATTGCAGCATCAAGTTCCTCTTGCGAGAATGTCTTGGGAGCTACTTCCGGCGTTTCTTCTACAGTTTCAGGCGCAGCCGTTGCTTCCTGTTCTGGCACGGGTATAACCGCTAGGTTTTCGACTTCATCAGTCATTTCATTGAATCCTTAGATTCCCTGGTGAACGCACCAGTACGTTTTGTGCCGCTATTATGCAACAAAATCTTTTGTTTGTGCGGCCTCGTATGCGGCCACAACGTCAGCAGTGTGGGTGGCAGCACAAATGGCTTGCACGCGAGCGTCTTCACCAGAATAGTCATTGCCTGGGGCAACAATATGGCGGTGGAATTTGCCACTGATCTGTTTTCCATCTTCCATGATGGCTGTCTTAGTGCGTACTTGAACGACACCTGATTCAATTACTTCAATGCGGTCAACGATTTCAATTTTTTCCAAAGCCATTTTGATCTCCAATCAAAACCAATTTCCGGTCTGCTGGGCCGGTACAGTTGTTAACTTACGATCAATCGCCAATCTTTTGGTACGTGTAGTAAATTGATTGGGTTACCCCAGAAGTTTGCGTAACCTGCACGTTTGCGCCAGAAACCGTAATTGACAAGTTTGCGCCATTTTCTCCGCCCATACGGGCTGGTGCTGATCTGTCGTATCCGATACGGGCTGTGGCCATGTATGTAGTGCCAGAACCAGAGTCTGGAAGACAAGCAAACACTTGATACATACCCAAAGTACCCGATGGAGTAAATATTGTGGTTGCGGTTGCAGTTGGGATGCTTACTACTGCACTGGCTGACTTGATTGCTGGGCCATTTACAATAAACGTTCCAGCAGATGATTTCTGTTGATATTGAATTGTTCCTGTGCTTGTTGTCACGTTTTCAAGCAAATAGCTTGAACTTGAGTTGGTCAAAACATTAACAACACTTTGACGAATTACAAGCAATCCAGCAGAAGAATTCACCGTATCACCACTGCCTGCAATAGTTACCCTATCAAGGTTTAATGAACCAATTGCTCCGACTGTTATAGCTCTACCAGCTTCGCTGTTTATAACAGGGGTGTCTTTAATTGAAAAAGTCAACCCAACGCAGGCTTCAGATGAAATACTTGTTCCGTAGTTGTCTTCAAACCACACCCCGTTGAGGCTAATGGTTGAGTACCCTGTTTCATCATCGCAAGTTGATCTAGCGATTAAACCACCACCAGTGCCGCCAGCAGTTCCATTGGTTTCAATGTCCACGCCGTACAGATTAAGTCCGTTGGTGTCACCAATATCAAAACCCCACTGAGTGTTACCCCTAGCACTTCCACCGTAGATGTTTACAAGGTTGGGATATATACCTGCGTTCTTTCTAGCGCGATACCCAATAACGTTTCTTAAAAAATTGCAGTCATAGAAACTGTTTATCAGACTTCCTTTGTTTTCAACGCCAATGTCACCATTGGAAAAACTGACATTTCGCCATACGTTACGAGCAATATTTGTAGTCGTGAAACATGAAGCAGTTGCAGAACCATAGATAGTCATGTCCGCAAATTCTGAATAAGTTCCGTCGCTAGACGTTGAGCTTACAATAAAAACAGAAGAAGTTGTTGCACCTGTTTTTTTAAGTATTGTGGAATTTTGACCCGCCCCTACAAACTTCATTGATGTGCTTGATGCCCCCCAATTTAACGAAAGGCTTGTTACCAAATAAGTGCCTGCAGGAAAGTAAACAGTCCCACCGCCAGCCGCAAAAACTGCATCAATAGCAGCTTGAATAAACGAAGTGTCATTTGAAACATTGTTACCTACTGCGCCAAAATCCAACACATTAGCAAATGCGCCGTTAATCATTGAAAATGAAACTTTAGTTAAAGACATAATTATTTTCCATTAAGCAAAATATGTTGATGATAGCACCCAATTTAACCCAGTAAAGCTCACGGCAAGTGGTGACTGTATTTGCGTTGATCCATCTCTTGATACCGCAATTGAATATGCAGTGCTGCCAGAAATGTCTTTCATTGTTGCAGTCCCATCCCCAGTAACTGTGAAAGGAAGCCCTGAAATAACTTGCCCCACCGAACATACACCTTGCGCGGCGGTAATTATGACAGTTACTACCCTTCCAACTTTGGTGTATTTTGCTGAATACACAGTTGATGGAGCAGTAGTCCAAGCGGCGAAACTTGGTGTCCAAGTACCTTCCTCATAGTCAGCGAACAACTCGCTTGTGCCTGTGCCTGGTGTGGCAGAAAAGTCAACACCCTGACCAGATGTTCCAACCACAAAGTTACCCGTTGAGGCGGTAACAGAAGTTGCAATAATTGCACGGCCTACGGTCAAATCAGCAACACTAACTTGTTTAGTTGTACTGCTCTGAACAATCGGCAAAATCTCCGTACCCGCCAAAGGCGTAGTAGCAGAAGTTAATGCCGATATTTTTGAATTTGACATATTTTAGTTAGTCAAAATTTCAATCAAAGATGTAGTTGGTGGTGCTTGGGTAAACGTCAAAGTTGATCCGCTTACAGAATAAGAATTTTTATTCTGATATACACCATTTATATATACAGACACAACATTACCAGAAACTGAATACACAGTAGTTGATCCATTACCAGTGTAATTTGTTGCAGTTGCTGAACCATTGCCAGAAATATTGTCATAGGTTGCAATCAACACATTAACGCTTGTATACAAAACAAATTTGTACCTCGCACTAGATAACCAAATCTCACCGCCAGGTACGCGACCAGCAGAATCTAAAATAATTGGATTGCTGTGGGCCGTTGCACCGCTGCTGCTGGTATACGATGCCAATGGCGTAGTGGTTCCGGCTGCATAGGTGTACAGCTTACCTCCCGACAAAATAACACCATTGTTGTCAAAAAACTGGGCCGCAGCACCGCCCACGGGAGAGAGGAATACAGCCATGTTTTATCCTTATGCGTTCAACGCAGCAACTTTAGCTTGAAATGACTTGATACGTGCGTCAAGAGCAGCTTGATCGGCAGCCAATTTGACTTCTTTGTCATCAAGGCTTTCTTGCGCTTGTTGCTGGTGCATTTCTCGTGTATCAGATGTTGCTTCGCGGACTTGCACCGCCTTTTCACGTTCTGTGCTAGATGCTTCAAATGCTTTTACGTTATCAGCCAATGCTTTTTCACGATCTTTTAAATCAGCTAACTGAGCCTTGGCCTTAGCTTCTTTTTCTTTGGCAGACGCAACCATAGCAGCCGCCTGATCTTGTGCAGCGGTCAATTCTTCAGCGGCTTTGGCACGGTCTGCTATGGCATCTTGTGCAGCAGACAAAGCGCCTTGACGGACAGCCAATTCATCGCGCAATGCAGCCATAGTAGCCAAGTCAATTGGCAATTGCTTGGTGAAATACTCTATGTAGTTCAATGCGGGGGTGTCGTTAGAGATTTGCATTTTGACCTCTTAGGAATAGTAAGTGATGTTAAGTTTTGCGCCTGCTGTCGTCTCAATGAATTGAATCTGAGAAAGATCACCATCGTATTGCAAGGTAACACCAGAAGCCAAGGGCATACCAACGGAAGCTGTAGGAGCTACGTTGTCATCGCGCCAGCGCACGTTTTGTCCCTCTGGAGTAATGATAGCAATGCGAGGTGTGCCAACAAGTCCGGTCAAGTCGCGGGGTGGTACGGTCAATCGAGTGGCAGAACTCAAGCTAGTGATCTGCTGATAGCCCATTACCGAGGTAATTGCTTTAAGGTTGATAGCCATTAAAATCTCCTTCTTTCGGTAAATGACCGAAGTTTAATCAACAATTGGTCTGCATAAACTATTGCAGACTTAAAAAATCCACCGCTAAAAAATCCACCGCCAAAAAACGAATCAAACATTATGCATCTACAGCGCTGTCAAATTCAGGCTTTTGCTTGATGATGGAGTATAAAGCAGCGCGGTCTGCACCGGCTACGTATTCGTCACCAGCAATCTGCACTTTGCCTGCGCTCAAAGGTTGTTTGCCAGCATCACGGGCTTCCTTGGATGCGTAGCCGTAAAAAGTGACTTCTGTGCCTTTGCCTTTAAAGTCTTCTTGTATTGCACCGATGTTCCAGTATGTTGCTGGGATTCCGAATTCAGTGTCAATTGATTTGATGAGTGCCATGATTTTACTTTAAAACATTAAAAACATATTGCCGGTGGATGTTGCAATTGGCGTGTAGGTAATTATGATGATGCCATTAGCCCCCAGACCGCCAGTAGAAATTGTGGAAGATGCACCGCCGCCGCCGCCACCACCATAAAGACCACCAGCGCCGCCTACAGTAGTTCCTGCACCATCACCAGCACCGCCACCACCGCCGCCAGAGTAAACCGATGTTCCTGCGCCGCCTGCATTACCTGATGTAGATGCCGCGCCACCCGTACCGCCAGCGCCAGCGCCTGTTCCCGCC